CCCGACTCCAGGGGGGGGTGGGGGGTCCCTGCCCAGGGGTGAATCCGCACCCGTATGGGGTAAAAAGGGGCCAAAAAGGGCCTATTTATAGGGGTGTAAACAAGGGCACTATTAGTCATTGATAAATCCTGGGTGTTTCTCGCCTGGGTGCCGCTCAGTAAGGCGGGGGCGGTTAGCTGATGCCTCCAGGGCTGTCTTTCGCTTATGGTGCCAAGCACATAACAGTTGGAGGTTGTCCAGGGATTCGCTCCCACCCTGGGCTAGGTTCACAATGTGGTCAACCTCTGTGCCTTGTAAGTGGCACCGCTCTGATGCTTGGCCACCCTGGGGGAGGTGCTGACAGACACTCATGGCTCTCTTGATAACCACTTGCCTGATTGCCGCCCAGCCTGGGGGGTCTTTTCTTCGGCGGCTTGAATCCCAGTTGTGTGTAGAGGGGGGGGTCATCAGAAACCTATAGCCTTTTTGATGTCGCTGATAGGGACCAAAATGCCTATGGAGCCGTTGGTCTTGGCGTTTGCTATCGGTTGCATCACTCTTTTGTAAGAATTAGCCCTGATTAGGTCTTTCAGCACCTCTGCCTGGATGACAATGAAGCCCTTGAGCCCTGGAGTAGTAAAGACCCAGTGCTTGGCTCTGGAGGTTGACAGCCCTGATGGCCGTTTGTCTGACTGGTCTGGGTAGCTGAATTGATAGACCTCTATGTATAGGTTGCCAGTTTCGTGTGCTCGCCTGTCTGTCTTGACCTCTATGGTGGCCAAATTGCTTAGGGCTGAGTGCACATAGTCCTCACCCTTTAGCCCGTCAGACAAATCCATGTCAAAGTCTGGGAAGTAGCCCTGAGCTCTCATCAGAACACCAGCACCGTTCCTTGAAACTCTTTTCCCTTTTCCAGCGGGATGCATACAACACCACAGTCTGAATCACCCATGCCACCTGAGTTGCGGTACCAGTCTGAGCCAGAGTCCATAGTTTTGGCCTGAACCCAGTATCTGGAGGTATTGCGCTCGGTATTTCCGACCTCACGGACCTGCAAATGGTGAAAATGCCCCGTGGCATACAGCGTGGCCCCTGAAATGGCTTGGTTACCCATCATTTGCTTGGAAATCCAACCTGGGATTCCGTCAGGTCTGGCCGCCTGGTGGCCGTGAAACAGCCCTAAGCGGTGAAAATTGTCACCAAACACATCATGGACCAGGCTTTCATCCCACTCATTTGGTTCATAGAACTTGATTGGGAGGCCAACCTCTTGACTTAGCCTGGCTAATGTGCGCCCCACATGGACACCCCAGTCATCAAGGCCTGTGCCGATTTTCTGTTTATTTACACGCCATTGACAATGGTTTGAACCAACGGTCAAATAAGCTATGTCATCACAGTGCTCTGAGAGGGCTTTGAGGGTGTCCCACATGATTGTGGTGCTCACATCAATTTGACTCATTATGGAAAGGTCATTTGTTGCGAGTTGGTGCATGTCTGCGGTGCTGGAAAATCCCTCAATGAGGTCACCAACATCACAGAACACAATTCTGGAGGGTCGCTCTTGCTTTACATTGGCAATGATTCTGGCCCTAGTGTCGCTTACCCTTTGCAATAGCTCAGCGGTGCCTCCACGGCTGGCCACCTTGCCAACCTGTAAGTCTGACCAAAGGATGACCAAGGCTTTGTCTGTGAGTTGTTTTTTCAGCGGCTTGGGTGGTTTGGTCTTTTTGGCCTCGCTGTAAAGCAGAGGCAAGTCAAGTTCAGGGCCGTTGAGCACTCTGAATGAGAATTTGTAGGCTGTGCGCCAGGTTTCGTCATACACCTGCCAGCGGCTTATGCGGGCTGGGGCGGTGAGCTCTATGCCTGTGGGGTCAATCCCAGCATCCTCAAGCCATGCGCTGTAGTCCTGGCCGTCAACTAAGCCTGGGGTGACAGCTGAGCCCTCTGAGCCGTTTATTTCAAGTGACGGGGCCCCAAAGGTTGAGTTGATTAGCTTTTTGGCCGTGTTTAGATTTTGAAGCATTTGCATACCCCGTTCCTATGGTGCCCAATCAGGTCTTTACTGACATGGAAACCAAGCTCTTTTAGGGCAAAATACAGCGAATGTGAGGCCCAAGTGGTGTCTGCCAATGCATTGTCTAACATTTCTTGGTCTGAATCCGATAGGTCTAACCGCCTGGCCGCTAGGGCGCAAAGTTTAGTTTTAACTGGAGCTTTCAATCCCTCTAACATTGTATCATGCCCCCTGTGCATCATTTGAAAGGTTTTTGCGGGGTCTGCCTAGCCTGGAGTTCATCAGGGCCTCAGCCTTGAACAGTTCATCTGAGTCTATGTATCGGCTGGTATAGCTTAGGGCCCCCCAGTGAATCCAGTTGTAAATTGTGCGGCGTGATTTGTTGATTACCTGAGCGGCTTCATCAACCGTGAGTGCTTTGGTCATTTGGTTCCTTTCCTGTAGGTGTAAAAGGTAGTCTGGCGAGGGTGAAAAAAGTAGTGTAGTAACGTTCACAGTCCCCTATTGTGGACTGTCAGGAAACTAGCGTTTTCAGCATAGTTCTGACATAAGTGGTAATTGGGTGCGAAGTATGCACTGACTTCCCTGCCAATCCTTGACCGTGTTTTCTTAGTCATAATCTCTGACCTTGTTTCCTTAGTCATCTTGACCCTCCCTGATTGTTGCTTCTAGTTCTTGTGCCGTGTAAGGGTATTCGAGGGCTTCCATGATGGTTCTGTTAGCTTCCCTGGCTTGAAACACTCTGATGATGCGCTCACGCTCTAGCTCAATTCCAGCTTCATAGCCCAGTGTCCAATAAAGCTTGTTGCTGTCGTTGCTTTCATCAGCCAACTTGTGCCTCTCTAATTGTTATAATTAGCTCTGCCATGCCGTAGCAGACCGAATGGTCACACTTGCCAGACCCTTGAAAGTCAAAACAAATGCGGGCCTCAGCCATTTTGCTTATGCGCTCACGCTCTACCTCAATGCCAGTCTCACGGCCTTTAGTCCAAAGTATTTTGTCGCTTATGTCTCTCATGTCAGTCATTAGTGCACCGTCAACCTGGACTTGGCACTGCGCTTGATGAGTGCGATTGCATCGCTGTAAGCAGAGCAAGCCCCGTCACAGCAATAAAAAATCTGAGTTGCCCAGTCGGGACAGATGTCTGCTTGAAGCAAAGCGATAATGCGCTCACGCTCTGCCTCAATGCCAGCCTCACGGCCTTTTGTCCATAGGATTTTGCCGCTCATGTCTTTCATGTCAATCATTTTTGTCCTTTGAATAGAATCCCTGGCCCTTGAAGTGGGCATTAGAGAATGAATAGTCCCTGGTCATTGGTGTCATGCAATTTAGGCAACCTGGGACCTTTACCTGGCCCATGGGGCTGTTGATTGTGATGGTTATGGGGCATGTTTTACATCCAAATAGATAGTTGGGCATCAGGCTCGCTCTCTCTCAGCCAGGTTGGCGTAAAATGCCATCTTTTCTGGCGGGATCACAAATCCGCAACTGTGGCACTTGACCTGGAGGTCATCACCAAACTCAGCTGGGGGGCTGTAGACGGTTTTTAGGTTACAGCTTGGGCACGGGAGCAATGTGGTTCTTGATTTTTCCTCAAGCGGGTACCGGTAGAGCGCTTGGCCAAGTGTTTTCACTAGGGGCATTAGATAAATGACCTCTTTGCGGTTGACCAGGTTGTCAATGTCCTGGTGAAGCGCTTGGCAGATCTCTTTTGCCTTTCCATAAATCTGGAAGTGGTTCCACTTTACTGGAATGTAACCACCTGTGAGGGCTTGCCACATGTCCTCAGCTAGTTGCCAAGCATCAAGGTTGAAAGGGGCTGGTGGGTCTTTTTTCAGCGGCTTGGGTGTATCCAGTTCCATGGGAGAGCGCATCACATAGATTTCCCTCAGATGCTGTAACGCATTTGGGGCCCCTTGTAGGGCACTTCTAAGGCCGTCATAACACATTGCACACAGCAAACCATAATTGGCCTCCATGGGGCTTTTGTGGCTTACGACACAGGCCCTAGTCATTGCTGAGCCTTTCCAGTTCATCACTGATGTAAAAACGGGCCTTTTGTAGGTCCTCAATGCTGTCCCCCTTGAGCCCTGCCCGCCAAATGTATTTGACCGCATTGCCTAGGTTGAAATTCATGTGCCTAGTTATGTCAATGGCCTCAACCCCGCTTGGGTGGCTGGTGTAGTGCGCTGGGTGGTTTACTGGATCATCCATCACTTGACCATTTCGTAAAGTAGGCCCAGCTTTACCTGAACAGCGGCGTGTTCCCGTGTCTTGGTGGTGCCGTTGGCTTGGGCAATGTTCACGGTGGTCTGGAGTTCGCTCATGATTATCCTGAGCACTCTGTCACGCTCAGCGTTTTTGCCACGCTCTAGTCCCTCCACATAGTGCTGGGCGGCCACATCCGCTGGGACTGACTTACTTGATTGCATCTGTGACAACCTCCAAACAGCGGTCATAGCCAAGGGCTTGAGTCTTGGTCATTCCCAGCTCACGCTCTCTGTCTTTTTTGTATTCCATCATTACCCTCAGCTGTGAGGCTTGGATGCTTTTGCCATGCCTATAGCCTGAGTTGAAAGCTTCATCCAACTCAGTGGTGAATAGGCGGTCTGCGATTTTATACCTGAGCTCTGTGAACATGGTTACCTCTCTTAGAACGCAATGTGCGTGTTGTAAAAGGACAAGGCGAAAGGCCATGCCCAAGCTAATAGGTGACGGTGGGACTCTGTGAGGACCAGCACTAGGCCGATTAGGCCCAGTGTGGTCAGTGACAGGAATTGTCTGGTGTCTTTGGTCATTAGGCAACCACAAAAAACTTGTTGTCTATTACTTCAATGTGAGCATTTGGGGTGTTGGTTAGGTAGCGAGCAATAAAAAGCTCTGCGCCTTTAAGTGTTTTGTAAACCTTGTAAATTGTGGTTTCTTGATTACTCATTTCGGGCCCTTTCATCTGCCTGGTGGTGCGCTTGATTAGACCCTAGCATGAATGGTGCATCATTGTGCAAGTTTTATTTAGTGGGCGTGTCGGATCTATCCAAGGTGCCAAGGAATGTCAGCGGGCTCAATCTTGAAATGAACACCCATCTCACCTGGTTCCCCGTAAACCTTTTGAGCCTCCCACTGGACAATCAGGGCATCATCAGTCATTAGCTGGCCATACTTTTCCAACGAAATGGAATCACCCAAACTTCTCTGGAGCTTGTCCGTGTCTGGGGCTACGGATGGCCAGAGCCGCTTCACGGTCTTGGGCCTTGGCATGACAAATGTTGCTGTGACCTTTACGGGTTCAGTGAACATCTGGAAGTCTGGGTGTTGATCTAGGTAGATTTTTACGGCGGCGGCAATGCCCTCACGAAATGGGGCTAGTTTCTTGCTGGCCTCTATGAACCTGCCCCCGCTGGCGTGGTTGCCCCCCACATAGCGCTTGGAGCCCTGAGGGGCGGGTTCAATCCCACCAACCCAGAGCTCCACGCTTTGCTTGGTTGTTATTTTTTCCCCTGCCTCACAGCTAGGACTATCGAAGTCACAAAAAGCCACGCACACAAAAGGTATGCCCCGCCTTGGAGGAAAATGTTGCTTGCATCAGCGGCCAGTAAGCCAAGAAAAACGGCAAACACCAATGTATAAGCTAGAGCAGCCATGATCTAAAAGGGCATTTCCTCAGTAGCGACTGTTTCAATCTTTGGATTGTTGACATGAATTGCGGCATAACGGATTTGGCCGTTATCACCCTCAAATTCCTCAACTCGCACTGACAGGTTTCCGCTGACATTGACGATAGCGCCAACCTTGATTCCAGCGGGTTGTTCCCAGATAGTGAATTTCTCTTTGCGGTCTGTGCCCTCACGGTCCTTGAATGATGTGGTGACAAAGATTCCCTTGTCCGTGATCAATCGCTCAACCGTTCCATCTGTAATCTGTATTTTAGCCATTTCGGCCTCTCTTTATTATTCCGTGCCTAGACTTTGCGCCCAGGATTTTCGACCCTAGCACAACCACCGTTGAAAACTAGGTCCATTTCACCAGTTATGCCGTGGCGATTTTTTGCCACATCCATAATCATTCTAGTCTGCTCAAACTCGGCATCACTATCAGACCTCTCACGCCTGAGCAAAATCACCACATCAGCATCCTGCTCAATGGCTCCAGAATCTCTCAGGTCAGATAGCGCTGGGGCTTTGTCTTGCCTTGATTCACTTTGCCTGTTCAGCTGAGCAAGTGCAATCACAGGGACCTCAAAGTCTCTAGCCAAAGCCTTGAGGCTCATTGAAAAGTCACTGATTGATTCATACCTTTTGCGGCCAGGAATGGTGTCATGGATCAGCCCCAAGTAGTCAATCACAATGGCCCTGAGTCCACCGTTTTGCTGGAGGGTCCTAGCGTGTGCCCTAATGTCGTTGATGGTCTGTGTGCCCTTGTCAACAATCGCCAAGTTGGACTCACCAAGTTCATCCTTGGCTTTGTTCAGGGCTTTCCAATCAAAGTCAGACAGGTTGCCTTTTTCTAGGTTGCCTAGATAGACGCTGGAGGTCATTGCATACATCCTGGTCAGTAGCTCTGTCTTGGACATTTCTAGGCTGTGGAATGACACTGGGCCCTCTTTGCTCAGGTGATAGGCCGCTTGTAATCCAACCACGGTTTTACCCACACCAGGGCGAGCTCCAATGACATACATTGCGCCAGGGCGGAATCCGCCAATCGCTGTGTTGAGTGCATCCCAAGGGCTTTTCAGGTAGGTCCTAGGGGTGGCCAGAACCTCCAAGTGACCTAGGGCTAGGTGGCTGACATACTCAATTTTTCCAGTGGTCCTGCTTTCAGCAAGCTTTCCTAGATTGCGGCGGGCTTCATCAATCACCGCATCCAAATCCTCAGCTGGTGATCTGGCCACAATGCTATGACCTGTATTTCTGAGCTCACGCCTGATGGATTCGTCACGCACAATCTGAGCATAAAAGCTGACATTGACAGCGGTGATGCTCTCATGTTGCCAAGCGTGGACATCCTCAGAATGGTTTGGGAGCTTAGCGGCAACGGTCAGGGCATCAATGGCCTGATGTTTATTTCTCATGTCGCACAGAGCCTGATAGACCCTGCCCAGCTTTAGGTCATTGAAGTCCTCTGGCACCAGATTGATTTCATCTAGGGCCTGTCCTTTTGATAGCAAAATGCTGCCAAGAATTGCGATTTCAGGATTCATTAGTTGCCACCTGTGAACTTATGCTTTTTGACTGGTGCCTCTTGCTTGCCCTTAGACCATTTCGCCTCTTGCCTAATCCAGTTTTTCCAGGTGAGGTCCCAGTTCTTTTTTGTGGCGGCTTTCGTGGTGCTGTTCCAGTGGTCCATAAATGCGTGGGTCTCTAACTTCAAATCAACCCAAGGAAAGTGCTCAGCCATGAGGTCCCAAGATTGCTTAGAGGGTTTGAAAGAATCAGAGATTCTGGTCCCATTTTCCTTGACTGGTTTGGGTGCTGTTTTGCCCCCTGTTTCTTTAAGGGTTCTACTAAGGGTTTGCGTGCCACTGGTTGTCACCC